CTCCTACGGTTGGAAGCGATGGCGCCGTGGCTGCCCTCAGCCTGACCACGGGCGGAACGGGCTACACCTCTGCACCAACTGTCGCGCTCACGGGCGGCGGTGGTACTGGCGCGACGGCAACCGCGATTATCTCTGGCGGCGCTGTGACCGGATTCAATATCACCAGCCCGGGCACCGGATATACGTCGCCGCCATCCGTTGCGCTCACCGGCGGTGCTGGTAGTGGCGCAGTTGCAGCTGCGGTGCTGGGCGATAGCGACGACTTCGTTCTACCAAATACGCGCACCTGGTTCATCTTCGACGGCTACGTGTCTGACTTCCCGTTCGACTTCGCCGCCAACGCAGCCGTTACCACCGCTGCAACTATCCAGCGTTCCGGTGGCTCGGCTTGGATTCCTAAGGTTGCCGCGTAATGGACCTGAGTCTCGACAACCTCAAGAAATCTAAGGCATTCACCTCGCGTCCGGTGGAAAAGACCATCGAGTGGAAGAAAGACGGTGATGTGCACACGTTCACCACCTTTGTGCGTCCACTGTCTTACCAAACCGCGGTCGGCGATATCGCCGCGCATCGTGGTGGGGATCCGCTGGCGTCTCGCATTGCCGCAAGCATTTGTGACGCCGAAGGCCGGGCAGTGTTCACGGTCGCCGACATCACTGGCGAAGCCGATCCGGAGAAAGGTGCTCTCGATCCGGATTTGACGAACCTTCTGCTGATCGCCATCGGCGAAGTGCAAAACGTGGGAAAGAAGCCGAGCTAAATCCGGTCGATGAGTTTTGGTGCGAGCTAGTGATGAATGGAATCGGCGGCCGCACCATCGCCGAAGCTCAGGAGAACATGACTCACACCGAATTCATCGTGTGGTGCAAGTTCCGCAACAAGCGTGGATCCCTGCATCAGGGCATGCGAGTTGAGATGGCTTTAGCTCAGTTGCAGGCCTTCTACGCCAACTGCAAAACCGGCAAAGACGCGGCGAAATTGTTCATTCAGGACTTTGCGCCGCACATGGATCCGCGCGAGTTGACTCTCGATGAAGCGATGAAAACCTGGAGTTAGGTAATGGCGGGATCCCTCGGCACACTCACGCTCGACTTGATTGCCAAAATCGGCGGTTATACCGGCCCGCTGGACAAGGCGAGCCAGGAAACCAAGAAGCGCAACGCTGAGATTGCGAAATCTTTCGACAATCTGGCAAAAGGGATTGGGACCGCGATTGGTAGCATTCCTGCCGTTCTTACCGCTCTGGTGGTCTCCTCGGCGAACTCAGCGAAGGAAATCGCGAATCTGTCCGCGCTGGCAGGACTCGGCACGACCGAATTTCAAAAGCTGGCCGCCGGCGCTCGCAGTGTGGGTGTGGACCAAGACAAACTGGCGGATATCTTCAAGGACACCAACGACAAGCTCGGGGACTTCATTAACACCGGCGGCGGGGCGCTGAAGGATTTCTTCACCAATATCGCGCCCATGGTAGGCGTGACGGCTGATCAGTTCAAAAAGCTGAACAGCAAAGATGCACTGGCGCTGTACGTCACTAGTCTGGAAAAGGCCAACGTCAGCCAGGCGGAAATGACCTTCTATATGGAGGCTATTGCGAGCGACTCGACGGCGCTGGTCCCCCTTCTTCGTGATAACGCGAAAGGCTTTGACGAGCTCGGTGCGTCGGCGGAAGACGCCGGCATTGTCATGAGCGAGGGCACAATTGCAGCCGCTAAGCAATTCGGCCTAGAGCTTCAGGGCCTCGGCCAGTATGTGAAGTCGGCGCAAGTCGCGCTGGCGGCTGAGTTTTTGCCTGTATTGCTGCAATTCAGCAAGGATGTGAACCAGTCGGCCAAGGATTCAGGCGGCCTCTCGAAGGTTGTAAAAGGTCTCGGTGAAGATCTGGTATCCACCACAGCATTCATCGTAAATGCCGGTGATGGCGTTGCCCGCGTCTTCGACATCGTTGCCAATGTGATCGTAGGATCTTTCGCCACGGCTTCCGCACGGATCAGCAATCTTTCCTCGCAGGCGAACACCGCGCTGGGAGCGCTTACATTCGGAGACACCTCGAAGCAATTCAAGGCGAATGCCGCAAGCTTCGCGAGTGACGCGCAGATCCAGTTCGCAGTGGCTGCCCAGGCTGCCGCAAAAATCACAGAGGATCTGGAAAAGCCCTTGGCCGGTGACCGGTTCAAGGAGTATGTGGCCAACGCCAAAAAGGCCGCTTCTGAAATTGCCATTTCCAACCAGGCAATTACAAAGGGCACTGGCAGCGGCGTGGACCCTGCGGCTATTGCTGCCAATGCGGCCGCGCAAAAAAAGGCTGCGAGCGATGCGGCGGCCGCTGCAAAGAAAATTCAGGACACGTTCAACACTACCGAGACCGATTACAAGCGCCAGATCGACCTGATCAACACGAGCACCGATGCTCGTAAAAACGCCACGGAAGTTGCGAAGCTCCAATTCGAGATCGAGTCGGGCAAGTTGGTCGGTATCAACGCCGCGCAGCAAGAGCGCCTGAAGGGCCTGGCCGCCGAACTCGACGTGCAGCTCAAGCTTAAAAAAGCCAACGAAGATGCCGCCAAGCTCGCCGCTTTCAGCGATTCACTTCGGGACAGCAACCGAACTGCGAAGGAAGGTTTCCAGATTGAGCTGGCTGGCAGTGGCTCAGGCGACGAGCTCAAGGACCGGCTTAAGGCGGACCTCGCCATCAGGCAGGATTTCGACAAGCAGCAGGCCGATCTGCAGAAGCAGTACAACGGCGGCGACATCAGCCAGGAGATGTACGACAGCGAAACCGAGATGCTGCAGGAGGCGTTGGCAGAGCGGCTGGTGCTTCAGCAGGATTACTACAACCAGATTGATGATGCCCAGTCCAACTGGCTGGATGGCGTCAGCAGTGCTTGGGAAAACTATAAGGACACCGCTACCGACTACCAGCAGCAGGCGAAGGACGCGACCACCAGCATTCTGGGCGACACCACTTCATCGATTGCCAGCAACCTCGAAGGTATCCGGCAAGGGACGGTAGATGCAGGCGAGGCTGCCAAGAACGTGATGTCTGACCTCGCTCTGTCGGTGATAACCGCGCTCGAGCGGATGGCTGCTCAATGGATCGTTTACCAGGGCATTCAACTGCTGACTGGCAAGGCGACTCAGGCCAGTGCCTCGGTGGCAATGGTGGCGAACGCGCAGGCAACAGCGTTTCAGGCATCGCTCGCGGCGTTCGCGAGTACTGCGGCAATACCAATCGTGGGCCCGATTGCCGCTCCGGCAGCAGCAGCGGCGGCCGCCAGCTTTGCAGCACCGTTGGTTGCTGGCGTGGCCACGGCCAGCCTTGCCGGTATGGCGCACGACGGTCTCGATGCCGTTCCGGAGACGGGTACCTGGCTGCTCCAAAAAGGTGAGCGGGTAACCACTGCCGAAACCAGCGCGAAGCTGGACAAGACCCTGAACGACGTGCAGAGCGCGAATGGATCGCGCGGCGGGACCGTGGTCAATCTATTCGAGGATGCGTCGAAAGCAGGGCAGAGCAGAACCCGGACGGAAAACGGACAAGACGTAGTTGAACTCTGGGTTGCAAACATCATGAACGATGGTGCTGCGCACCAGGCCATGGAACAGAAATACGGACTCGGAACGGTGGGATCATGATTGTTTACCCATCGCAGCTGCCCTTGCCGTTGCTGGACGGTTACAAGCTGAGCACGGTCAGTCCGATGATGAGGACTCAACTCAACAGCGGCAGGCCGCGCCAGCGTAGGAAATTCACCAGCGTCCCAACCCAGCCCACTGTGAAATGGATTTTCAGCGATCAACAGGCGGCCTTCTTCGAAGCCTGGTTCGCCAGAACCTTGGTCGATGGCTCGCTGTGGTTTCAGGCCACGCTGAAAACGCCCACGGGCCTGCGGGATTATGAGTGCAGGTTCACTGACATCTATGAAGGGCCTGAACTTATCGGCGTCGATCACTGGCGTTACTCAGCGGTTCTTGAACTCAAGGAGCGTCCATTGATTGAGCCGGGCTGGGAAATGTTCCCTGATCTGTGGTTCGGCGCAAACCTGATTGATATCGCGCTGAACCGGGAGTGGCCAGTCCCATGAATCCACTCGAAGTTGCATATGCATCTCCCGGGTCTGAGGTTCTTATTCCCACAATTGAAATCAGCTCAGCGGCGTCCGAAACGCAGCTGATATGTGCAGGGTTTGAGAATCAGACATGCGGTACCGAAGACGGGCGTGTTGTCACCTTCGAGGCCACTGGCCTCGATATCTCGCTTCCTAACAAGGACAACACCGGCAGCCAGTCGGTGACGTTCGCCATCGATGGCGTCCTGGGCATTGCGCAGAACCTCATCATTCAGGCCATGGAAGCCGAAGCGGTCATCAGATTGACGCTGAGGCTGTACCTCAGCACTGATCTGAGCCAGCCAGCGCAACGCCCGTACTACCTGGTTGTGCGTGGCGGGAGCATCGAAGGGGAAACGGTGACCGTCCAAGGCGGTTACTTCAGCCTGATCGACATCAATTTCAACCGGGATACCTACAACGCCAATACGGCCCCCTGCATCAAGTACCTCTGACCATGCTGACTCGATACCTCTCCGCTCGCTATGTCGATGGCGGTCGCGAACTGCCGTGCCTGGATTGTTGGGGCATGACCATTCTCGCCCGTCACGAGTTGTTCGGGCTGCCCATGCTTTCCAGTTTCGGGGAAGTGCATCGGCAGCACACCTTGGAGTTCCAGCGGGCGTATAGGGGCGAGGTCAGTCGGGCCTTAGAAGAATGTACGCCCTTTCCCGGTGCGATCGCCGCCGTGCTGCGCGGAGCGGTTTGCACGCATGTCGGCCTTGTGGTCATGAAGGACGGTCGGCTGCAGGTCCTCGAAATAAATCCAGCCAGCGGTGCCCGCGTAGTGCGCCTGCAGGAATTCAAAGACAGTTACATGAAGGTGGTCTTTTACCGTGATCGAGATCCTGACGAACAAGCTTGATCCTCAGGTTCTGCGTGAGCATCGCCTGAAAGCCCCGGTGACTATCGAAGCTTGGCTGATGGCTGCCACCAGAAACTATGAGCGCCGCGAAGTGCCTCCGATCAGCATCACTGCCAACGCGGTGCTGGTTCCTCCGAATTTGTGGTCGGAATTCGTTATCAGTCCTGAGGATAAGGTTCAGATCTGGATTGAGCCGAAAGGTACAGACCCTGTCTCGATCACTATCGCGGCGATCAAGGGCGTGCAGGCGGTGATGAAACTCATCACCCCGCGCATCAAGATGCCCAAGACCGGATCGCCAAATCAGGGCTCGACCTTGGCTGGCGCGAACGCCAAGGCGAATCAGGTGAAGTTCGGTGATCCTGTGCGAGAAGTGGCGGGGGAGGACCAAGTTTTCCCGGACTATATCGTCGAGCCGCGCCGCTGGTTCAAATCGCCGCGGGATGAATGGCAGCAGATGTTGCTCTGCATCGGCGTTGGCGAACATGAGGTGAAGCTCAGTGACATCAAGGTTGGTAACACCCCGGTCATATCTTTGGGCGCGAATGCCACATGCCAAGTCTACCCGCCTGGTGCAGACCTCAGCGCGGAGCCTGCGGCGCAGTGGTGGTACCAGGCGCCGGAAGTGGGGTCGACCTCAACGGGGACCTCAGGGCTCGACCTGAAAACAACAACTACCGTTCCGCAAAACCCCGGTGCTCAGGCGTATCAGTTCAACGGTACGTTGGTCAGCATTCCCTCTGGTGCTGGCGCTTTCCCAACCGGATGGGCTGCGGGAATGATCGTGAGGATCGAGGCTGCCTACCAGTACACCGTGACGTCTGGCGCTGGAGTAGGTGGGCGCGACGTAGTGTCCGGTCCGCTCGCGCAGTTGGCGCCATTCCCAGGGATGTCCATTGAGGTAGTCGGCGCGAACCAAGGTTTTTACCTGGTGAACAGCTACACGCCGCCTGCGGGCAGCACCCCAGCCCAAATAACGCTCAACACTACCGGCGGCGCACCTGTCTCCGGTTTGCAGTCCGGCGTCGGTTGGGCCGCGATCGGATACCGTAGTCTTCGTTACCGTATCACTGCGGCAAGCACCTCGCAGCTCAGCCTTCAACGCCTTACTGCTGCCGGTGCAGTTGATGCCGCGTGGCCAGGCTTCGATTTCCTGCAAAGCAACTCGGCATTGATTACCCTCGACAGTTCGACCCTTGAAGGTGATTGGGCCGGACCTTATGCACTCTGCCCGCCTGGGATGAAGGCGAGCAAGTTTGCATTCACGGTGATGTTTCCGTCCGGCCTCGCCGGTGTGGACAAGAAGGGCGCCTTGTTTCAATGGTCGGTGGACTACGAGTTTCAGTACCGCGACCGGACTACAGCTGGAGAATGGGTCTCGTACAAGGAGACCATTACCGAGGCAACGCTCGATCAGATGGGATACACCCGGGAAATCACGGCGGCCGCACCTATCGAGGCAGAAGGCCGCATGCGCCGGATTGGTGCTAAATCTACTTCGACCAGCATTCAGGACAACATCCAGTGGTATGACATGCGCGCGCTGCTTCCAAGCCCAAAGTCCTATCCAAACTGGACGCTGCTGGCGATATCAGCCGCCGGTGGCGGCAAGCTGGCGGCGCAATCCGAAAACCGTATCAGCGCCGTCGTGACCCGCAAACTGCCTGTTTTGGAGAACGGAGCTTGGACAACGGATAAGCGCCCGACCAGGGATATCTCCGCCTGGCTCAATTACGTGACGAAGAAGCCCGGTTACACCGATGCCGATATCGACATGGAAGAGCTTTCTGCGCTGCATCAGATCTGGACGGCGCGGGGCGACACTTTCGACTACTCAACTGAGGACTTCACTACGGTGAAAGAAGCTTTGAACTCGGCACTCGCGGCCGGATTTTCTGAGCTCACCATCAGTCGTGGGAGGCTTCGCCCGATTCGTGACCAAAAGCGGGAGGGCATCGATCATGAATACCTGCCTGAAGGCACTCAAGGGTATTCGGCACAAAACCTGATCGGCCCTCTCAAGATCGCTTTCAATCCACCTGATCCAGCGGACGACCATGACGGCGTCGACGTTGAATACAAGGACCGGATCACCAGGCAAACGGAAACCGTCCGATGCAGGCTGCCGGGCGACCTCGGGCTGAAGGTTGAGAAGGTGAAGGCAGTCGGCGTCAGCGACAGGAACAAAGCCTACCAGCTCGGAATGCGCCGCCGCCGGGAGGCCAAGTATCGGCGTTGGACATACAGCTTCGATACCGAACTCGACGGTAACAACAGCGAATACGGCAGCTTGGCCGCCGTCTCAGACGATATCCCGGAACGTGGGCAGAGCGGTTTGCTGATGTCATTCGAGACGGTATCCGGGACTTTTATCTTGGAGAGCTCTGAACCGTTCATTTGGTCGGACGGTGTCTCTCATGTCGTCGGGCTGCGCCGGCAGGACGGAACATTGAGCGGGCCATGGCCGGCGACACGGATCGATGACTTTCACCTCAGCATTGCGAGCCTCGATTTCAACCCTGACACAAGCTGGCAGAGGGAACCCCCGCACCTGCTGTTCGGACCGCTTAAGCGCTGGTGCCACCAGGTGGTGATTAGCAAGGTGAACCCCAAAGGGCTCGAGAGCGTTTCGCTCCAAGGCTTCAACTACGACGAGCGGGTGTATGCCGACGACGATAGTCCGGCGCCGGTCGATTTATAGATTTCCCCAAGCCCATCAGTGATGGGCTTTTTTTTGTCTTGAGGAAACCCATGACCAATACCTATGACACCACTCGCCTGCCGGTTGGCACCTCTGACCCGCACGCGCTGTACAACAATGCCTCAAACATGGATGACGCACTGCACAGCCTTGTTGCGTGGTGGGTGGACCGCTTCGGCAAGCACCGCAAGACCTGGGCCGGATTCGAAGCTGACGTGCTGGCGTTCTTTCAAAACAACGGTTACGAAACTCCGGTTAATTACACAGCCGGTTTGTCTATCACCCGCTACGGACAGACCGTAGTTTACCTTGGTGAGCTGTACGCACCCTTGGTCGCAGCTATTCCTTTCACCACAACCAACTGGGCTACGGACTCGTCCAAGTTCAAAGCCATTGGTGACGCCTCCGTCCGCGCCGCACTGGCCGCTGCAGATGGCGGCAAAATCATTGGTTATAAAGCTCGTAACGTCGATGCTCGGCTCTCTGATCGAAGCAGTCTGGATGACCAAGCTGGCGTATCTGGCAACGGTGTTACCAATGACTTGTCGCCGCTGAATGCCGCGATAGCCAGCGCTCGAGGCAAAAAGCTTCTGCTCAGTGATAAAACCTATTTGGTCAGCGCGCGTCCGACGAATCCATATGGGGTTGAGTACGAAGGGAAGGGTGTTATTGCTCAGCAGGTTGTAGTTGATGGGAGCACCTATCTTCGCCAAATCAATACCTACAGCGACAAGCTGAAACTGCATATCGGCCTTGAGTACTGCCAGCGCTTGTGGACGCGTATGCGGAGCGACGGCCAGGTGAAGTCTTTCTTTTATGGCGATAGCACAATCCAAGGAGGCAACGGCGAATCGTACGAGTATCAGCTGGCTCAGTTGATCCCAGCAATGATGTCGGGGAAGGGGTACCCGAACTTTGCCTTAACAAATCGCGGTATTGCTGGCTCCAGGGTTAGCGGATGGGACACCCGGTACCTGGCCGATATGTCGGCCGCCACCGACCTGATGGTGTTCAAAGGGGCTATCAACGATGCAGGCCAACCGGTAGATACGCGGCTTCAAACATACCGAACTGATCTTGAGAGCGTTTTTTCGCAGATCAGGGCCCCGGGGAATATCTACGGCACGGTTAAGAATCTCACTCTGGTATTGATGGGGCCCAATGCAACCAACGACCTTCCAAACGGCCGTGACCCCAAATTCTACGAGCAGCTTCGGGGCATACACGTCGAGATTTGCCACAAATATCAGGTAGCCTTTTTCGACACCTACGGGATGATGCCAGACGCAGATAACGGCGATGGCACCTGGTTGGATGCCCCTGTGCCTGCCGTAAAAGTTGGTGTTGGTATCCATCCGATGGATATCGGAATGTCTTGGATCTGGGGCGCCATGCTGGACTTCATCTGCCCTGATACTGCGATGACGGTTTTCAAGAAGAACCACGATATCAATGCGGGCTCGTCATCGGCCATCATCCTTGCCACGACTCCGGCGACCAGTTTTCAGTTCGGTCGGTCACTATTTCCTGCGGAATTGGGGAATGGGTGGCCATTGCCAGGAGTGGTGGAAACTGTCCGAAACGTTGACGGTTCATGCATTCAGCGCAACTGGGGTTATCGCAACAACGAGTGCGTCGTCGCCAGCAGAATCTGGAGCGTTAACGGTGGATTCTGGAGCTATTTTACCGGCGTAGAGTACGACCTCGCGTATGTAAACGGCTGGAGCACGTTCGGCAGCCCGCTTGCTAAAGGTACTGTCGTCGTGGATCAGTCGGGGATGGCCCACGTAGAGTTTGCGATGAAAGGTGGAACCGTTGCTGCCAACACGGTTTTTGCAAACCTGCCCACCGGCATCCTCCCGAAGTTCACGGTTCCGGTACCCGTCAATAAGAACACAGCGTTCGGGATGATCAGGTACAACACAGCTGGGGAACTGAAACTGGAAACCGCCGGCGATGCAACCCTAATGTCAGGCTCGTTCACGTTCCGGGTAGCTCCGCCGATATAGAGCAAGAGCTAGACTTCAGTACGTGGCGCCCATAGCAGGGCGCCAGTATTCGTGTCCGCTCTGAAAAATTTCACGCGCCTTTGTGTTCAACCCGATATCATTGCGCTTCATTGAACGGAGTCGTGTAATGCGTGTCACAGTCTATTCGTCCCTAATTCTTACCCTTTCTTTATTGTCGGGCTGCGCTCCTGCAGATCCGGTAGAGCAGGTGAGCGCCGAAAATCAGCCAAATGCCCAGATGGAACTGGCTGGCAAACTGCTTCGCGCTGAGTCTCCGAGAGAGAGAGCGGGCGGCGAATGAAACTCAATGCTCTGACCTCGCTGCGGTTTTTCGCCGCACTCGCGGTGTTTCTGCACCACTTCCATTTCTTCCAGCACACCACGAGCCCGGAACTGCAGGGTTTGTACGGAGCCTTCTTCGAAGGGTTCGCCGGTGTGACCTTCTTCTATGTGTTGTCCGGCTTTATCATTAGTTATAGCTACCACGCTCAGGCCAAAAAGCGCCCGTACTCGGCGGGAGAGTTCTTGTTTAACCGGTTCGCCCGGCTGTATCCGGTTCACCTGCTGACACTGGGCATCGCGATTGCGGCCTATGTCGGGTTCAACAATCTAAACCTGATTGACGGTAAGGTGCTGGCGGCAAACGCCCTGTTGATCCAGAGCTATATCCCGGACTCGTCTTACTTCTTCTCCTTTAATGGAGTTGCCTGGAGCATCTCGGCAGAGCTGTTCTTTTATGTCGCGTTCATCACGCTGTTGGTAAAGCTACGCACGCGCACGCTGGCCGTAATTGCCGTGGCTATGGCCGTGCTGATCGGCTACCTGATCAACAGCCCGCTGCGCTACAACCCTGCATATAACTGGATTTTCTACATCAACCCGGCTTTCCGGGTGATCGACTTCATCTCAGGCATGCTGGTCTTCCGCCTGTTCATGAGTGGCAAATTCCGTATCAGTGAAGGACAGGGCACGTTCGTCGAGGTGGCGTCTCTGGCGCTGCTGGGAATGTTCGGCTATCTGGGCCTCAGCGGCGTATCGATGCTGTGGCGCTTCGACCTGTTCTACCTGGTGCCGATGGCGTTGGTGGTTTGGGTATTTGCTCAGGGTCAAGGCCTCATCTCGAAGCTGATCAGCGGACGCCTCTTCGTCACGCTGGGTGAAGCATCGTTCAGCCTTTACATGATCCACCAGATCGTCATCACCGTAGCCCTAAGCAATATGCCGGTCGATATCAATCAGCCTCGGCAGGTCTATTGGTTCATCGGGTCGACCGTACTCGTGGGTATCGTGGGCTCGGTGGCGATGTACCTGTACTACGAGAAACCGCTGAACGATTTCTTGCGGCGATTGTGGAAAGCTCGCTCAGCCAAATATCAGATGGCGGCAAACAACTGATTCAACATTTCCAAAACCCGCTTCGGCGGGTTTTTTTTCGTCTGGAGAAAAGTGATGACCGTGACTGAGAAAGATCGCGATGTGCTGGCGCGCACGCTGTGGGGCGAAGCGCGAGGGGAAGGGCTTGCAGGGATGGTGGCGGTCGCCTGGTCGATCCGCAACCGGGTAGAGGAC